CGTGGATTTGATTAACTCCGTTGTGGCAGGTTCCAAGATTACAACTTTGGCTTTCAATGACGATGCGCCTGAAAAGCCTCTTTTCCCTATTGTTATCGCCGGTAAGACTCCGTTTAACGGTTTGAAATCTTCTTTGGTTGTGGGTACTTACTCGAACTCATGGACAAAAGAAGCTCCTATCGTAATTCTCGATACTGGTGCGGCTGTTGTCGAAAACGTTATCAACCCGTTAACCGCGGCTGATTCCTCTTTCGTCCTGATTGTGGAAAACAAGTTCAAGGGCCAGAACGGGGATAACGCATACGAAGTTTACGGTTATGACCAGGGTTTGGTCGCATCAGCGGGCGAAAACGACAAGTACAATGAAGAATGTGACGGCGGTTGGAAGGTCACTTTGACCGAGGAAGCCGCAGCCCACGCAGCTTTGTTCTTGGAGCCGACCGTTGAAGAAGCAACCGGCGCAAGCGTTACTAAGAAGTTTATCGAAAGTAAGGCTTGGACTAAAGAATGAGTGACCAGTTATTAAGAGAAACTGAACAACTGATAGCCGCTGCCACAAAAGGCGGCGGCTTATCGTACCCACAAAAAAGACGGGTGGAAGAATTGACACGACTCATCCTTAATGCTGAGGTCAGACAGTGTAATTGTACCGACCGCTTTTTGGATGCTCTCTTTATGTGCAGAAAACAATTAAAAACCTATGGAATCATGAAACCATGCAAGTATAGATTAAAGAATAATGTTGTATTGCAATTCCAAAACAACGTGTACACAAATGCCAATTTGACCGATGAAGTTGCAGAAGCGTATTTGGCAAAATATCCGAACACTACTTATTTCGCTGAAAAGAAGGTTATCGAGGTTTCAGAGAAACAAGCAGAAGCCACCGGCCCGGTGAAACGCTCAGAAGGTGATGATTTAACCGAGGCGGTAGAAGCTATCAAAGACGCTTTTAGTTGTGGCATCGGCATGATGGAAATCCGAGAACGCATGAAGAATTTCGTCTTTTCAAACGGCGATACAATCGCATGGCGAGGCGTGCAAGAAGCAATCAAAATCTTTAAGGAATCCGTAAACGATGAAAACGTCAACTCTCAAGAAGAAAGCAAGTAAGCGGGTGCAGTCGAGCTATCAAAGCTCACTGAACTTGTTGGCCTACGGAACTGACAACCTATATCCCCAGACGGCTGACCTGATTGTTTCGGCCAGTCCGACCGGGGCCGTTTGTCTCGACCGCTACGCCAAGTTCATCAAGGGTAACGGCTTGCTAAACGTTCCATTCTCCGAATATACTGTAAACCGTGCAGGTGAAACGGCGGATGAATTGCATAGTCTGGTTTGTGACGATTTGGCCCGTTATGGCGGTTTTGCGTTGCATGTGAACTACAACATTTTCGGTGAAATTGTGGAAGTTCAGCATTTCCCGTTTCAGAATATCCGACTTGCAGAATGTGACGATGACGGCTTTATTTCAGAACTGGTTACTCATCCCGACTACACCGGCGAGAGCACCAAGAACAAAAAGCGTCTGAGTGTTACAGCCGCAAATTGCGAACGGTTCCCGATTTTCAACCCGGATAAGGCTGTAGTTTTAGCCCAGATTATGAAAGCGGGTGGCGTTGAGTTCTACAAAGGCCAGATTCTTTATGTATCACGTGCAGGACGTATGAAATACCCGACAACCATCTATGACAGTGTTTTAACAGACATGAGTACGGATGAAGGTATTTCAAACATCAAGTACAGAGACGTTAGACATGGCTTTGTTGCAGCCGGTATCGTTATCACTGAAAAGGGTTCGCCCGTGGACGGTCTGGATTTGTCAGACGATGAACTTCAAGAGGAACTGGACGAACTTCAAACCCAGTTGGAAAAGCTGCAAGGCGATGAAGCAGTCGGCAAGCTTTTGGCCGTTTCAGTCGGGCAGAATGAGAAAGCCCCGGAAATCAAACCATTGCAAAAGGCAAATCACGACAAGTTGTTTGAAGTGACAGAAAAGAGCACAACGGAACGTATTTATGCCGCTTTCAACCAGGAGGCATTTTATCGCATCCGCACCGGCTCCGTTGGTTTCAGCTCAGAAATGATGGAAGATGCCTATTCGCTTTATGCTGCCATGGTAACACCAGAGCAACGCATGATTGAACGGGCTTTCACCAGAGTTTTCAAGCACTGGCACGAGGTTTGCAACCCGTCAAATGATTACAGTACACAACCACTTAAATACGTGAAGCTATGATAATTCAACCACAAGAGATAACAACACTTTGCCGATTTACCGACATGGACGATGAGGACTTGTCACGCTTCATTGAGACAGCGGAAAATGTGGACTTGAAAATTCCGTTAGGCTGTGAGCTTCTGGATAAGATACAAGCTCATCCGGAGCAATATCCGGAGCTTCTGGACGGTGGCCGGTACGAAGACAAAGACGGCGGAATTTTTACGTTCTCAGGGCTAAAAAAGGCTCTTGCTTTCTATGCCTACAGCCGTGCAGCAAAGCAAGGAACGGAAATTCTGACGCGTACCGGTCTGGTGGATAAGTTGAACGATTATTCCCAAAAAACCGACCAGAAAAACCGTGAAATTGTGGCCAAGGAAACCCGCGATGTTGCTGATTACTATATGCGTGAAGTGTTGCAATACTGCAAACACAAAGGCTACATTTCAGAAGATGCAAAGCCTATCAGACGTAAGAATGTTTATCGCGTAATTGGAGAGGACTAAGAGCATGGAAAGAGATAATCTGGAAAGTTTAGGCCGTGGCACGTCAATGGTGGTATTTGGCGGCGAATTGATTGATTTGGCTTGGGACATGCGTTGGTTATTCCTGACGGCCTTTTGTCTCATTCTAGTTGACTTCTGGTTTGGTTGTCACGCATCGCATAAGCGTGGGGAACATTTCAGAACGTCCAGAGCTGTACGAAGGACGCTTTGCAAGATTGTAGACTACGTTTGTGTCGTTCTGCTTGGTGGGTTTCTGGGCATGGGCATCGGTGAACCGTTGGGAGTAAACCATGAAATCGTAGCGGCTATTTGCGTACTTGTCGCCATTGGTGTAGAAATAGACTCCATTTATACAAACTGGTGCGAAGTGCATGACGTAAAGAAGCGTTTCAGCATCGCAAAGCTTGTTACCGGGATAATCGGTATCAAGTCGAAAGAGCTGAAAGAAGCTATAAATGAATCGGAGGTAAAAGAAAACAACAATCAAAATAAAGACGTATGATGAAGGAAATCAAGTTTAAGCCGATGGAAGAACAACCAAAGGTGAAAGTAGAGATTAAACCGACTCATGTACAAATCAAATGCTAAAAACATGGCAAAGAAAGTAAAATCAAGGGCACACATCCCATCTGTGTTGAAGTTTGCAAAGGCAAATGGCATTACTCCGCATTGGTGTGAGGTTGACGGCATTTTTGCAACTCCAAACGGCATTTGCCCGTTTTGTGGAACCAAAGGAACACCCTACAAAGACCAAGGAAAATGAGAAAGATAAATACTATCGTAATCCATTGCAGCGCAACGCCGGAGGCTATGACTTACCCGTTGGAAACGCTGAGAGCCGACCACAAGAAACGTGGCTTTGCCGACATCGGCTATCATTACTACATCCGTAAGGATGGAACGGTCCAGGAAGGGCGACCATTGAACCAAATCGGAGCACATGCCAAAGGCTATAACACTGGCTCCATCGGTATTTGCTACGAAGGTGGTTTGGACGCCAACCGGAAGCCCAAAGACACACGCACGGAGGCGCAAAAGAAGTCTATGTTAGTACTTTTGAAAGCTACGTTGAGATTATACCCGACAATCACCCGCATTTGCGGCCATCGCGATTTGCCAAAGGTTGCAAAGGATTGTCCGTGTTTCGATGCAGAAAACGAATATAAACATTTGCTATCATGAAAAAGCTCATTGTCATAATCTTTTCCCTTGTGTTGGTATGCATCCTTGCAGGTTGTAGAACTATTAAGGATTTGCAGAACACAAGTAACGTTGAAACCCGTATAGAATACCGTGACAAGTATCATCGGGATAGTATCTACATTCGTGATTCAGTAATCATCCACGAAAAAGGAGATACGGTTTTCAAAGACCGGTGGCGTACAGAGTGGAAAGACCGCATAATTCATGATACCGTTAACCATACCGATACGGTGTACATCGAAAAAGAAGTCTTTCGAGATAGAAGCGAGCCACCGAACAACTGGAACCAAATATTACTAATTATAATCATCGCAATACTAATCTATAAATTCAAATAATCATGAGTAGAAGAGGAACATCAGATGCCGCAAACATCGGCGAAATTAAGAACGTGGACATGTCGGTAGGCTACAAGGGTAGCGAACCGGTAAACGTGAAGAACAACGGTAGCGAAGCTGTTACTTTGTCCGTCCACATGTTCGATGCTCCGGAAGGTGAGTACATCGAAACTACATTCTATCCCGGTTGGAATCCTGAAATCATTGACGAAATTCAGGCGAACCCGGAAGTGTTTAACATACAAGTCGGTTTATAAGCTATGTTGACGATAGGTTTAGGCCCCGCTTTCACTAGTGGTGGAGGCGGTGGAGGTGGAACAACACCGGATATTTTCGGTCTGGATTTTGTAACGACAACGGTTGAGGCTAAAGTAACGGATAAATCTATAACTGAGTTTCCGTTGGTGGACACTTCGATGTTAACAGTGTTGGAACAAATGTTTGATAATTGCGCACAATTAAAGACCATTCCATTGCTCAAAACATCGAAAGCAACAAATATGCAGAGTATGTTTAGATTTTGCTCATCTTTGCAAACTATTCCTTTGCTTGACACATCGAAT